ATCCAACCTAAATTTATCGAGCCTAAGAAAGGGTATTCGATGCCGTATTATAACACCGAACACCCATACTTGTAAATATCAACCGCCAAATGATGCCATCATCTGTTGAACTTTGCGTTCGTGGTTCATATCTACACTGCGTAGAAGGTTGCCTTTCTCATCTTTCTTAAACATTTCTGCTTCTACATCTGCCCATGTTAATCCTGCAGGATGCTCACCGCCCTCGATGGGTAGTTTAGCAGGGACAGTTGCTTTCACGATAGCTTCAATAAGCTGTACGCTATCAGCAGTTGTTACTAAGTCTTGCACCTGAGTGTAAGTGTCTGCGTCTAGGTTGTTTTTTAAAAACCCTTCAACATTTTTCAAGCGTTGCGCGGCATTATCACCTAACTTCGCCATCTCTTGCTCAGCAGTCACTTCTTCAACAGCTTGCTCTTGTGCCGTTAAAAGTTCCCATGCACGACCATACGCTTCATCAGACATGTTAGTGTCTTTAGCAAACTCAGTTAGTTCAGCAAGTAACGCATCATCTTGATCTACACCTTCAGGGGCAGTATATCCATCCTTTGGCGCGCCTTTAAATCCACCAAACTTCTTTTCTAGTTCAGTGTATGCTTTTGCCTGCTCTGCTACTGACTGGTACTTATCTGCTTTGTACCACTCTGGTGTTTCACCTGTACCTTTAATACCTTCAGCTAGAAAATACTCGTTCTCACTTAACGTGGGTTCAGCATTGTCTAACAAGGTATCAGAAGTAGCTTCTTGTACTTCGGCTTGTTCGTCTGACATATTAACCTCTTACTTTAGCTTGTTGTATTAAATTGATCACATACTTAACTACTCCAGACTCACCATTATGATAAGCCGCTTCATAGTTTACGTTCTGTGATTCAAAGGGGGTATCGTTGCCATAGATAAAACGAGACGTTAAATCTTCAAGGACTCTCTTTCCTTCAGGCGTAGAGAAACAGCCATTGTATGCCTTAGCTAATTCAATGGCTTTTACTCGTTGTTCTTCTGCATATTTAGACTTGGTTTCCGTAGAAGCCTTGTCTATGTTATTCCAACTCAAAGCGTAGTTTGTCCTTGCATTGGTTGTTCACCTGCGGGCATGCCTTGCTGTGCCGCCTGTGCGCCTGCCTGTATAACTGCTTGTTTCTCAGCTTCACTTCTTACAAGTGAGGCGGGCATACCTGCTTTATCAGCAACCCATGTACCAAAGTCTTCAAGTTTAAATCCAATCTTCGCTTGGTCAGGACCTGCATTTTGTAAAACAAACTGTACTGCTTGTTGAACAGTAAGTATATCTTCTGCATCCTGTTGCCTTGCTAGAGGGGACATAAACTTAATATCAATGTCTCTACCATCTAACTGTATTGGTTGGATAATACCTCTACGAGTCAAAATAGCAACAACACGCTTTATAATAGGGATTAACACTTCAGTTTGCAAGCGTCCAAACGCAGAACCAATACGTTTTGCTAGTTCACGCGACTCAATAGCCACCTCTGTAGCTGATCTAACAGCACCAGTAGGGTCACGCAAGTCGTTGAATAATGCCCTTTTGATGTTCATTTGTAGGTCATTAATAACAAACTGAGATAATTGTAAATTAGCACCAGTATCTAAACGTCTTAATGATGGATTAGCTGAGTTATTAGAACCAACTGGAATAACAACCCCCGGACTTATACTAATATTGTAGGGGTTTGTAACGCCATCATCAGTAGCAGTATACATTCCTGCTAGGTCAATAGCCGCTTTTTGTAGAGTAAACTCTTTAGCCTTATTCAAAGACTTAACATCAGGCAGTGCTTGCAGGGCAGGACCACGACCACGCACCTCTCCTGCTACTTTAGAGTATCGACCAGTAACCCACGGAGATGTAGTGCCAAAGTCTTCCATCCAACTAATGTGATCTTCTTTACCAATCCACAAACAGCCGTAGTAAGTTTTAGCTTTAGGCAAGTAAACAACGCCTTCATAGGCTTTTACCATGCTTTCAGGCTTGTCTTTAATAACTTTAGCCATAGATGGTGATGCTTTAAACCCACGCCACTTACGCTCTAAGTCACCTGCTTTTACCTCAAATCTGCGCCAATGTGTTTCTACGTTTCCTTGTGGACCTTCTTCAAAGGCAATTCCCTTTTGTGGGATAGCACTGAAGACAATAGGCATATCATCATCTTCTACCTCGTCAATGCGTAGTGTGCCTGTCCCTATAAGTAGATCAAGGGCATGCTCGTAAAACTGTGTGGCAAAGTTAGAACGGTTAATGTAATCAAAGACTTCATCAGCTTGTTCCTCTAGGTTTCGCTTAATGTCTTCTTCTGCAACATCGAACTGCCCAGACTCTAATAGTTTTTTTACACGAAGAGATGGCTCGAAGGTAGCCCAACGCGACCAAATAGGGGCTATGTTTTCTTGTAGCTTACTAGCACCTTGTTGAATAGCCTCAAGAGCAGTAGAGTCAAAGATTTTATCCATCTTCTTCTGACCCGCTACCACTGTTTCAAACAGGTTACGGTTGGGTAGGAAGTATTCATACGCATCATCTAGCTGATCATGCCAGTGTGTGGCGCGCTTAAAAGCGTTAGCTTCGCGTTTTTTTAAGTCTTGGATAGTGCCAAGTTCAGATGGTATCTTCATTATAAAGCCTGTCTAACTATATTTTTTAATCTTCCATGACCAAAAATTTTCTTTCTATCCCTTTGTTCGCTAGATATAGCTTTACTATGAACTACATCTTCTTGCTTCAATCCAGTATCAGGTTTAATACCACCTAGTAATGACTTAACGCCTAACTTGCCGCGAGCCTGTGCTTTTAACATACGCTCTGTTTTGGCACGTTCTTCACGCAATCCAAGTTGTGTTCTTTTTTCTAATGCAATTTCTTCAGGTGTTGGTGGTGGTGGTTTAGCTGATCCGCCCATTGTTCTTCCTCATGTATTTGTACAGTTGATATGGTGTCCAGATAAAAGGCTTGTTTATGCCTAATATCTGTTTCGTATGCCCTACACAAGTATTTAGCATGAATAAAAAGCGTTTACACTTTTTGGGCTTATAACTTAATAGAATATAGTTGTCCTCTATTATACCATTTTTTGCGTCAATCGTGAACAAGTCGTAATCATTTGTTGACTTACCGCAAACAATTAGCCTATCTATTGATGGTTTTACCACATAACAGTGCCTAATTCCTTTTTTGAGGAATGGACTCCACCAGTTGGAAGAGTCATCTTTAAACACTACATACACCTCAGAAGACACTAAAGTTGACCTTTGCTTGAGTGGGTTTAGTAAACTTTCCAGTCCCGCGCAGTGCAGAGCGACCTTCTCCTTCTCCTTGTAAAGCGTATTCAAGAGCTTCTACAGGGTGAGAGTATTCGTTCTTATCAGGTTCGTCAGTATAGTGTTCGCCAGACTTTTGTACTCTACGGTAGCAGAACCCACCTTGCAGACCTTTACGAATCATAGATGCTTTGGGTAAGACAATGAATCTAGGCTTGCCATCCATACACATTTCTTTCATGGGTACTTCTAGTGCGGCTCTACGTTTTAGTGGGTCATTTGTAGGAGTAGGTTGACAAGGAATCCCTGCGGCTCGCATTATCTGAAACGGTGTGTCACTATTTGCTTGGTTTTTGTTGTTGCCAGAAGGATCACCCCACCCTGTGAATTTGTGGTCAGGGTATTGGTCTTCAATGTATCTTTTAAGTGTAGGTGCAAAATCAACAGCACCAGAGTCGGTAAGAACCATTTCATCGAAACATATCCATCTTCCTACGGAAGTTCGTTGTAAAAACGCACACGCAGGTGTACGACCAAAGTCAAAGCCTAAGACAATAGGGTAATCAAAGGATGGCTTAAACTCATCCATGTGTTGGCAATGGACGCTATCAGTGTACATAGGATGCACTGGCTTACCGTTCGATACAAATCCATATTCATTAGCTAAGTTTACCTTTATCCAGTCGTTAGTCTTACCATTTAGACCACGCTTATAGTAGCCGTCAGGTAAGTTCTTTAAGTTTTCAGCGTTAGGGTTTATTACCCAGTCTTCACCTTCTTTAATAACTCCACCCGCCTGCCTAAAAAATGACCAATCTTCAGGGCGTTCAATCTCAGCCAGTTTAAAATACCAATGGTCTTCATCAGGGGCGTTAGAATCACCTAACATACCATGA